ACTGGTCGCGTTTCGGACGCGCGGCAGCCACTGGCTGAAAACGAGCAGCTGCGAAGCTTCTTTCTGAATGAAAAGGTGCTGACTGCAGCTGGCGGTATTAGCGGGCTTGATTACTGGTTGCTGAAGCACGGCGCCGGACATTGCCAGAACGCCCACAGTGATTACCACTATCACGAACTAACCATCATGCACCATGAGCCTGGATCCATCCTTCTTTGTGGCTCTTGCGATAACCAGCTTCGAGAGCAGTGTACCGAGGAACTAGCAGAACTGGCATGGAGAAACGTAATTGCCTTTGTTCTGGATTCGGTTCGTATTTCACTCGCTATCGACAAAAGCCGCGAGATTTCTCTCGCTGAACTCTGCTGGTGGGCAGTTCGTAAAGGGGTTACGGATGCACTTCCAGAATCATGCGTTCGTGAAGCGCTTCGTTTACCTCAAGAAAGCAAGATCGGTCGCGAAAGCGATATTACGCCTTCTGTGCCGGCCAGCAGCATCCTTAGGAAATTAGTTTCAGCGGTCGACCTGCCTGATGCGCTGACAGAACCCCTAGTAGGTGTGATGGTGGATCCGGCGCCGCCTCAGTCTTTCATGCGTCGACCAAAGCGTCTTCGCTGGGAAAGTCGCGATTATCTGAATTGGGTGAAAACACAGCCCTGTGAATGCTGCCAGCAGCAATCAGACGACCCACATCACTTAATCGGATGGGGGCAGGGTGGCATGGCGACAAAAGCGCATGACATTTTCTCCATACCACTTTGCCGAAAGCATCACATCGAACTGCATAACGACCGACTGGCATTCGAGCGCAAATATGGCTCGCAGCTGGAAATGATCATTAGAGTGCTGGACCGGGCCTACGCGCTCGGCGTTCTGGCGTAAGGAGGACTTATGAACGATATGTATGAATTAATGGACCGTTGGGGTGCTTGGGCTGCAGATGAACATAATGGCGTTGACTGGCAACCAATCGCTGCCGGATTTAAAGGACTTCTTCCACACGGAAAGAAATCACGAAATCAGTGTGATGATGATACAGGTATAATGATCGATGGTTGCGTTGCTAGACTGAGGAAGTTTAAGCCTGATGAGTATGAATTGATCATTGCCCACTTCGTGGTCGGTATTTCGCTAAGAGCAATAGCTAAAAGGCGTAATTGCTCTGATGGAACAATAAGAAAGGAATTACAAACAGCACTCGGCTTTATCGATGGATGTATATCTATGATAAATTATTAACATCTTTTTTTGATCTAAATTGCAGGTAGCAACCTCATTGATACCTGCTTATTTCTGTTTTAGAAGGATTTTGATGTTCATTCTTATTATTGTTAGACAATGAATCAGGAAGCATATTGTAAGTATGGCAAGCCAAACACATAATAAACAAGCGTAGAGGTTAGTTGACAATCCTATTGTAAATTGAAGTATGGCTGTGATAAATGAAAGAAGAATTGATGAGTTTATAAATGAGGATAGGTTGTCTAATGGCTTGAATAAGTTTTTTTCACTTATGTCCGCCTCATCTACCTCATAAGCTTCACAGAATGAAGCTTTATATTCAGGTGTGGCGAAAACTTTATCTCTTAAGTTGACTATTACGAATGTATGTAAACTGAGAAGGAATGAACCAACAGAGATAAATCCTGAGAATAAATATCCACGAAGGTTTTTATGGTAGAAATCAAAAAAATTATCACTGACTACTGGAGTATGTCTATACAGGAAGAATAGCCATGTGAGACACAGGGCGGAAATGATAATTAATAAAGCGTATTGCACGCCTATTTTCTGCCTAACGACCGCATCAGTTAAAGACATTTTTATTTTTCCCTTTCAACATTTCGTCTTTTATTATAGCGAATACTTTGCTTTTGAGGTAGTTCGTGTTTGTGATTCCATCTGTTTCCTTAGCTATACTATCGAATTCGTAAGTCTCAAGAAAAGTAGGGCAATTCATAAAATCGACTACTTTTTCAATGCCTGAATGATCTACAGCTCTTACTCTTGCTTTTACGATACCGGTTACATTTTTATAAATATCTGCGAGATGCTGTGATAACGGGGTTGTTCTTACTCGGCTTGCAGATTCAATATTGAAGTTAATATCTGTAGTATTAATGAAAGGTGAAAGTGCAGTCATTGGACCTGATTTGAAATCTACATGATCAAATTTAAAAGTAGCTTGTTTTATCTCCTTAAATGCACGCAAAATTGATGAAATGTCTTTTTTGCTGGTAATTAAGCTGAACTCGAATCTGGCTTGATATTTTTCATTTATTTTTCTTACTAAATCTGGATCTGGAGATTTCCCTAAAAGATCTATCTCCTCACTGCATTTACTTCGGATAAATTCATTGCTTATAGTCTGTAAGTGCGTAAATACGCCGTTTAGCGAGCAAGAACCATGATGATACATATATAAGCCTTTAAGATTAGACTTTTTTATACAAAAGAAATTAAAGCTGACTAGTTTGTCGCCTTTGGTTAAGTCCTCTACTTTAAGTTTGAATTTTCCCTTGGAAAATTGCGCTAAACAGTTTTTTTTCTGATTTCTGAAGGTTACAACCAAGCCACTGTAAAAACTCTTATCATCAGATATAAGGATTTGACGAGAGTAATCAGTTCGGTTGTGAATACGAGAAGAATTTTTTATGAAATCAGACATTACATCCGAAGTATTTATGTTTTTATTATTGTTTTTTATAGTAAATCCAATGCTCTTAATTCTCATTTTCATTCCTTTAGGTGATAAGCGCTGTGTGGCATTAGTGAAACAAACACATGATATGAAAATGCTAACGCGTACGCAAAATATATCGTAGTCTGTTAAGAGTGGTCTCTATGCCATGGACTTAAAACGATATCTGGGTCTCATTTTACAGAGGCCTCAAGCTTTTTAGGGCTACCTTCGGGTGGCCTTTTTGTTTCCTACAAACAAGCACCCGCAACTGAGCGAGGTGAGAGTATGTATCGAATGGACAAAATAACTACTGGCATTTCCTACGGCGCATCGGGAGGTAGTGCCATTTACTGGTTTAGAAGACTTCTTGACGGTTACTCCCCAGAGCAGTGGGCGGCTATAGGTGTGATCGGTAGTTTACTGTTCGGCTTGCTCACCTTTCTCACCAACCTCTATTTCCAAATCAAAGCAGACCGTCGAAGAGCTGCGCGAGGTGAATGATGTCTAATAAATCAAAACTCAGCGCAGCAGTGCTGGCACTAATCGCATCAGGTGCATCTGCTCCACTCATTTTTGACCAGTTCATCAGCGAGAAAGAAGGCAATGTGCTGGTGGCCGTTGTTGATCCGGGTGGGGTCTGGTCTTTATGTCACGGCGTGACCGTTATCGATGGCAGGCGTATTGTTAAGGGCATGACGGCCACTGAGGAACAATGCCGGAAGGTTAACGCTATTGAACGCGATAAAGCATTAGCCTGGGTTGATCGCAATATCAAAGTGCCTCTGACAGAGCCACAGAAGGTGGGTATCGCATCCTTCTGCCCGTATAACATCGGCCCCGGTAAATGCTTCCCATCGACCTTCTATAAGCGCATCAACGCAGGTGACCGTATCGGTGCATGCGAGGCAATCCGCTGGTGGATTAAGGACGGTGGACGTGATTGCCGCCTGACTAAAGGCCAAAAGAATGGCTGTTATGGGCAGGTTGAGCGGCGCGAACAGGAAAGTGCGTTGACGTGCTGGGGGCTCGACCAATGAAAATTAATCCGGGTCTTATCGGCGTTGTCGTTATTGCTGGCCTTTCGGTCGCTCTCGTTAAGAGTTGCTCCGACGCCAGTAGCCTTCAGAGCGATAACGACATTCTGCGAAGTGACAACTCTTTGCAGGGGCAGGTAATCGCCACCCAGGCATTCAACTTCAATCGATTCAATCAGGTTGCAGAACATGCCAATAGGCTTAACTCCCTTATCGACACCAGCACCGAAGAAACTGTAATCGAATACCGGGAGATTCTCCGCCGTGAAAAAACCTGTGATCTGCCTGTTCCTGCTGATATCGCTGGTGGGTTGCTCGAATACGCGTACCGTTTACGTTCCAGCGCAATGCACGCCGATACCGACGGACCTGACTCAGCCGATGATAGTGCCGCTGCCGCCAGCTCAATGACGTACTGCCAGGCAGTCTTGTGGATTAAGCCTCTACTGGCCGTGATTGAGAAGGGCAACAATAACTTCGCAGGTATAAGGCAGATAGAGCTGGAAAGGAAAAACTAGGGATGGCTCGTCCTTGAGCACACGGGTATTTCTGAACGACGGCTTTACCTGACATAGCAAAGCACCTTTAAATTCTAGAAAAGACTCAATATTTAACAAGCGAAGCGCATCAATCCGAAAAAAAGCCCCCACAAGGAGGGCTACCGGAGTCTCAGTTTCACATGCTCTTTTATCGATGTTTCCCTGGAGTTGGCATTCTCCGCATCAGAGTCTTGGATATCCTGGCATGGACCCAGAGATCAACAAGCGTAAGCGTAAAGAATTAAGATTTAACTTAGGCAGGTTGATTGGTGTTAGGTGCCAAGTTATCTATCTGTTCACGATATCGATGTTGAGAACCGCCAGACGAAGAAAGACATACTGGCACATAACACAGCGTGGCATGCGAACTGCCACAAGGAAACCAGAGCCTCGCAATATCGGGGCTTTTTGTTGAAGGGTTCTGGAGCATAGGATTGACAGAAAATTTGCTGAGGGAAGATTGAACCACTTCATACTTTAAGGATATATCCTACCTGATGGGCAGTTAAATTATTACCATCTCCAGTGCTGCATAACGCAGCGATTCTCTGGGGATATTAGAATGGCTTTGTATTACGTGAATACCAACAAGCAGTCCAATGGTGACAATGAAGTTCATGTTTCTGGTTGTACTTATTTGCCGTCAGAATTGAACAGGAGATATCTTGGTAGCTATGACTCCTGTTCTCCTGCTGTGACGGAGGCTAAACGCCTTGGTTACAATGCAAATGGATGTTATTTCTGCTGTAAGCCTTGTCACACAACCTAACTAAACCAAATCCCAAACCTATCGAAGGTCGCCAATGGCGGCCTTTTTTATTACCAGAAGAAGGAGAAGAAGCATGTTAACAGTAAAAGTAATGTCGCCTGGTGGCGGCGAAGAGATTCACGACGGTTTGAGCGTAGGGTTCAATCCAAAACAGCAAAGCATTGCAGTATCTGGTATGGACCAGAATATCTTCCTCAAAGAGGGAGAGGTTGCCTACGTGATGAACCAGAACGGGAAGACGGTATCTCGTTACGAGCATATTTACCGTCAGGAAGTGCTGCATAACGACGTGGAATCGTAGCCATTACAAAGCTCACCTGCTGGTGGGCTTGATAATGGATATCCCCTACAGCGGATAATCAACCAAATATCCTCAGTAAGGGGTAAGCATTACAGCAGACATTCACTGAGTGCCTGTGATAATGCTTTCAGTAGAGTATACGTTGCCTTAAAATAAAGTTTTTATAACTGTATGATAAGGACGCTTATGTTGTATTTTCTAGTGTGGGAGATTTACTCCGCTGATTGGATTTTAGTAAAGAAGGGGAATGTCTTCCTTCGATTAGAAGAGGGGCAGGATATAGACTCTCAGGTTTTGTTAACTGAGATGGGTATTGCTGAAGCAAACAACGTCAGCCGTCGCCAGTGTGTTGTTACCTCAATCCAGTCAATCCAAAAACTCGAAGCATAACTTTATCCTCATTGGCCACTGGCATCCGCTGGTGGCATTTTTAATGCGCATCGCACGTGCATATCAAAGAAAGTCTTTCAGCTGTGAGCCTGGGCAAACCGTTAACTTTCAGCGGCTTTGCCGTGTATTAGAGCTTTACAAAACAGCATTCAGAATTATCCTAATAGCTCTTTAATAAAAGGAGTTAGGTTTATGAGAATCCTCTGGGCTATTTGTGTTGTATTCGGGGCTATTGGTTTTGTTCAAGGTATCGTTGGGGTTTTCGGCGCTGTCAGCGCGCCTCAGCAAGCAGCAGGAGCAGCCATGGGAGTTGCCTGGGCAGTAATTCCTTACTGCATTGTCCGAGCCATACAGCAGATGCGGCCGCAGGAAGTAGTGATTAAAAAAGAAGATTGATTGTCATTATCCATATCAAACCAAGCCTCGCCTTAGCGGGGCTTTTTAATGTACATCGTACGTGCAGGTCGAAGAAGGTCTTTCAGATGTGAGCCTGGCCACTGCTGCGAAGCCGCGCTGCATGATATGACCTACATTCAGCAATGCAAAATAGACGTTTAGATGTCTAAATGATTGTTGGTGAATGCATGCAAATGATAATCAATGTCATTATGGGTCCTTTCCGGCAATCCGCCTTGTTACGGGGCGGCGACCTCGCAGGTTCTCGCTATTTATGAAAATTTTCAGGATTTTGCCTTTTCCGTTCTTCTTCTTGCTAAGTATCTGTCTTTGCTGGGTATAACCCACCACAAGAAAGGAAGTGTTAAAGCCCGGTAGTAGTCATTTTACCCGGCATGGTTTCCTTACCCTGTGTTTCGCCTGGAGTTCGTCATGGAGGTCAATAAAAAACGCCTTTCAGAGATTTTTGGTGTCAGCATCCGCACGATCCAGAACTGGCAGGATCAGGGAATGCCAGTTGCGCGCGGTGGTGGAAAAGGTAATGAAGTGCTTTATGACTCTGCCGCCGTAATCGAATGGTATTCCGCCCGTGACGCAGCGATAGAAAACGAAAAGCTGCGCAAAGAGGTTGAACAGCTGAGAGTTGATTCAGAATCAGACCTTGTGCCTGGCACGATTGATTATGAGCGCCATAGGCTTACCCGAGCCCAGGCTGATGCTCAGGAACTAAAAAATGCAAAAGAGTCCGCTGAGGTGGTGGAGACCGCATTCTGCACGTTCGTGCTGTCGCGGATAACCCAAATACAGGTAATTACGTCAACCTCATCAAAGGTACCTGGTATACAGGAGAATGGTCTTTCGGGGGCGCCCGTGGTGGCGGGGCTAATTTTGATAATGTCACACTAAACCTGAAAGGGTCGAATCAGGAAGGGATGGTCACCTGGGTTTTCCATTCCAATGGCGCTGCCACAGGCAATTGGGTAACGGCATCTGATGAGCGTATCAAAGAAAATGTAACGGTAATCGCTGATCCACTTAT